TTCTACTGAATCTTTAAAAAGAGGTGAAAGTTCACCGAGTTTGCAGTATCGTGTGAATGCAATTAAAGAACCGCGTAACGTCTCAACAAGAAGTTCTGGTCGTAGCAAACGTTCATAGGAAAATATCATGGCACGCAAAGCTCGCAAAAGCTGTCGTTAAGAATACCTGTTCAGGGTATAAAAGGGTTTGGCTGCCTTCCCTAAAATTTGGTGGCCGTCATTCTTCAAGGAGTGCACTATGCGTAAATCGCGTAAAGGCCGTAAATCACGCAAGTAATTGTGTGTAGCCGCTAGTCCTGCCGGAGGGTCGGGAACCAAAAAAATCACCCTCCCTCTTGACAAACGCGTACAGAGGATTATTCTGTCGCAAATTACTTAGGAATTGATTATGGCTGTACCACCAGATCAGTTGATGAAGTTGATGGCAGGGCAAAAAGACAAAGCCACGCCTGGAGGTTTGCCTCCGCCTGATGATGCAAACACGATGGGAATGTCTGATGGCGCGACTCCTCCTATGGGCGCACCCATGTCAACTCCCGAACCTAAGATGGGAAACCGCGAAGCCTCAATGATTAATCTTGGCATGGCGCAAGATATGCTTGAACAAGCCTTGCCAGCCATTGGTTCGCAAACGCCTGAAGGCGAAAAGATCATTGCAGCAATTCGCGCAATCACTGGTGTGATTGGTCAGCGTCGAGCCAAGACCGGCGAACTGCAACAATCAGAAATTTTGCAACTCTTACAAAACTTGCCACAGGCTGGCGGTATGTCGCCGCAGATGACAGAGATGAACAAAAAACCTTTAGTACCTGGAATGCCACCTGGCGGCACACAGCCATTGCCACCCGTGGGCGGCCCAGCTCCAACTCCACCACCAAAACCCCCAGGCGGCGGTGCCGGTGGAATCCCTCCCCTTCCAGGCGGCGGTATGCCGCCCCCAATGTAAAGGAATCAAAATGGATCTGTTTAAACCACGCGGTGCATCAAGCCCACGCAACCCTACTGATAACAACCAGAAAAATGGTCAGATTATCAATACACCACGTTACTCACAATTTGGCGGCTTAACCTCCGCACCAAAAGCCGGATACAAAAACATGATGACCATGTCGCGTCCTGGCGATACTAAAAAAGTTATTTAACAGCAGTTAGGGGATAGCCATGAGTTTAGAAGACATTTCACTAGAACAGCGCGACCAACTTGCAATGCTGATGAAAGACTTGTCAGACAATCCTTCCACACGGAAAGAAACGTTACGACTAGTCAAACAATTGCGTCCAAGTATGTCGGTGCCTGAGTTGGATTTGGAAGACAAAACCAATACGGCTTTGGAACAGATGCGTTCTGAGAATGAAAAGATTCGCGGTGAACTCATGGAAGCCCGTCAATTAGAATCGCTTGAAAAAAAGCGTGCACAATTGATTGCAAACGGCAAAGCCCGTAATGACGAAGACATTAAAGAGATTGAAAAAGTGATGCTTGAGAAGCGTATTCCAGATCACGAAACGGCAGCGGAATATTGGGATTGGATGAAACAATCTGCCCAACCAACGCCTACTGGTTACAACCCAAGTGCACTTGGTAAATTTGATTTATCGAAGTACATGAAAAATCCAATTGGTGCGGCACGCAATGAAGCAGCGGCAGCTCTAAACGAGTTACGCGGCAACCGCCGGCCAATCGGAATTTAAGTGGCAATGCTAGGGGATAAATTTGTTGCGCGGCTTATGCCGTTTGTTAATTACGGAGATCAATTATGCCTATAGGCGGCGGTATTCTTCCGGCAAGTGGCTCAAGTCAGTACAATGAACTGACATATGTCACAAGACGGGCTTTTATTCCCAAGCTGGTTGTCCAGCTTTACAACTCAACCCCTTTGATGGCTGCGCTTATTGCAAACAGCCAACAAGCATCAGGCGGTGTGAGCCAAGTCACAGTTCCAGTTCAAGGTGCACAGTTTGTAAACGCCCAATGGTCTGATTACTCTGGTTCGTTTAACCAGCCATCAGTCCAGCAAGGTGCTTTCAACGCTGAGTTCAACTTGAAGCTCATGATTGCCCCAGTGCCATTCTTAGGGATGGAAGGTGCGGTTCAACAAGACTACGCAATTATTCCTCTGATCGAAGCGCGTATGAATGACGCGACTAACGTGATGATGGATGCAATGGCCACAGCCTTGTACACCAACTACACCAACACTCAACAGTTTATTGGTTTGCCAGGCGCAATTGATGACGGCACCAATATGACAACGTATGGCAACATCAACCGTTCGACTTACACTTGGTGGAAGTCAAAGGTTTATGCAGCCGGTAACGTTAACCCAACCCGTCAGAACATTCTTCAGTACATTTCAGGCACCGTTAAAAACGGCGCAGAAGTTCCTACTTTTGGTGTTTGCGGTTTTGGTACATGGACACTGTTGGCTCAAGACTATGTTGGTCAAGAACAATATGTGATTACTCCAGGCTCTGGATTTGATGGCGATAACAACGGCCCACAAGCAGCGTTTCGTGCTTTGATGGTTGCCGGTGTGCCAATCTATCCCGATCCATATTGCCCAGAGGGCACGGTTTATTTCATCAACAGCAATTACCTTTCACTGTACATTCATGAGCAAGGCTCATTTGTGTTTACCGGCTTTGAATCGACTTTGCCTAACTGGCAGATCGGTTACGTTGGTGCGGTGCTGATGATTGCGGAATTGGTTTCTACCAAGCCCAAGTCGATGACCCGTGTGTCTGGCTACAACTCAATCTCGATCTAAGGAGAACAGTCATGGCACTTGGTTTAAATAAAATCCTTATTTCAGGCGCAGGGGCAAACACTCCTGGTGCGTATCCACAGTACACCTCAATCTCTGCAAACAATGCAACGGTTTTGGTTCCTGCTGGTACGTTCTGGTTGTTTCCAACCGCCAACGTTACGATTGAAGCTGTGTCGGCTTACAACACCAACACTGCTTGTGCAACGCCATCAACATGGTCTACCTTTATTGCAAACAATACTGGTGGTTTTTTTGTGTCTGACGGTGTGAACTTTCGTGCAAACGTTATTGTTGCAACTAACACCACAATCACCCTGGCAACTGTCAATGGTGGTCAGGCTGTTTCTGGCACCTTTAACAGTTAAGGAGCGGCTATGTCTAACGCAGATGCAGTTGCACAACTAACGCTAGACAGTTTTGGCTTTGGCCGAATTGGTAGTGCTAGGGCTGTGTCTCTTGCTACTGCTGGCAATGCGGTTATTACCATCCCTTTCCTCAGTGGTGGTTTAACCAATGCCGGCGCAGCAGCAGGTTCTGGTTCTGTTATTGTTCGCCGCGTTACAGTTAAAAATGCAACGGGTAATGTAGCCACTGCAAACGTATCAATCAGCGTGGCAAGTGATGGAAACATCGCTGCTGCTAATGCGGTAGTTGCAAACGTGGTTCTTAGTAATTTGACAGGTGTTGGTAAATACCAAGACTTGACTGTTGCTGGTGCTTACGGTGCAAACACAGCCATTACTGGTTTTACAACACAAGCCTTGTACGTCAATATCAACACTGCCAATGCAAACGGTACTGTTGATATTTCTGTCTTTGGCGAAGTAGTGAGTTTCTAAATGTCTTCAATATTTGTAATCAATCGTTCTGACAAAAAACTTAAAGACGGTTATGCCGGTGTGTTTTATGAGTTTTTACCTAATCAAGTTGTAGAAGTACCGCTTGAAGTGGCTCAACACGTTTTTGGTTACGGTATTGAAAACAAAGAACCTTTTCTGGCTAGGCTTGGCTGGGTGAAGACCGCTAATGAATTAGATGAAGGCTTAGAGCGTTTGTCTAAGTGGGAATTACTCACTGAGAAACCAAAAAAGAACGATTCGTTATCCCCGATCGTGGAGCCAGTACCCTTGCGGCCTGTCAGGGCTGCGGGGGGAAAAGTCCTCTCAGCAGCGTAAATGATGGAAAGTAAATGTCACAAACTTTATCCGGTTACATCACGGATGTTAGACGTTTGCTGCATGATGCCAATGCGAACTTTTACACGGATCAGCAGCTAACCGACTACATCAATTCCGCGCGTGAAAGAACCGTGCGAGATACTGGTGCGTTACGCGCTATCCAAGTCACTCAAGTCCCGCCCCCTCCAGGCACCACAATTAACGGTGTAACTGCGACAAATCCTGTCGCATGGGCAGCGTCTACTCCATACAACTTAAATCAGTTTGTATTCTCAAACATTTTTGTGTATCAAGTGACCACGGCTGGAACCAGTGACACAACTGCGCCTCCGTACCCTGCTGGCAGCAACAATAACTATTCCAACTACCCACCATCAACTGAATTTTTTAATGGTGGTGTTGGTTTAACTTATGTGTCTAACGTTGAGCAAATACCGTTCTCAACTTTGCCACAAGGACAATACACCCTTGATATTTTAAATATCAACTTGTATTGGGGTAATACGCGCGTCCCGTTGGACTATCTTGCATGGTCTGACTTTAATGCACGGCTGCGGTTTTGGCAGAATTACATAGGACGGCCTCAAGCCTTCTCTGTGTACGGTCAAAACACAATTTATCTTGGCCCAGTACCCGATCAGGTCTATCAAATTGAGATGGATACGGTTATTTTGCCAACAGCATTGACCTTGGCCGCCCCTACAGTTGCAGACTCTATCCAAGACCCGTATACAACGTGTGTTAAGTTTTATGCAGCCTATTTGGCTAAGTATTACGAACAATCGTTTGGTGAATCGGAGATTTACAAGCAAGAGTATTTGAACCACGCAAGGTCTGTGCTGAACACAGTCTTTACGCGTCGTATTCCATCTCTTTATAGCAATATCAATTAGAAATGGCTGCGGCAGAGCAAAAAAAGTCGTATCAAGTTATTAAAACCTTTAGGGGTCTTGATACTCAGGCTAACCGCACGGCAATCAAAGAAGATGAGTTTTCTTGGCTTGAAAACGCCCAGCCTATTGGTTATGCAAACCTAAAAATCATTCCTAACTATTCAACCGTCAGCTCAAGCGGCAATACGGTTGTTTGGGCTAATACTGTCACAACATTATCTTCTGCAAACATTGAAATCAAAGATTATGTTGTTGCATTTCAAGCTGATGGTAGCGCCCAGTATTACAGCCCAACAGATGGATCAAGAGGTAACGTAGCGGCAACAGGAACCTTTAGCGGCGCGGGTATGCAAGTCGCTCAATGGAAAAATGAACGCCTATTGATTCTTGACCCTGCCAAGGGTTACTACTCATGGGATGGTAACAACGTAGTTAATATTGGCTCGGTTGGTATCATTGCAGTCACCAATGGTGGCTCTGGCTTTACCAATGTTCCAACTGTCACCATTAGCGCACCTAATGATGCAAATGGCACACAAGCCAATGCTGTAGCAACCGTATTGTCTGGGGTTGTCTTTGGCGTATCGTTAAATGACGGTGGCTCTGGTTATTTGGCCAACAGCGTGCCAACCATTACGATAGCTGGTGGTGGTGGCTCAAATGCTACGGCTATTGCGGGTGTCATCACCTTTGCAACTGGCACGGCCTCGGCTGTTGTTGTGTCTGGTGGCACGGGTTACACCAATGCAGCCAACACAGTGATTACGTTCTCTGGTGGAGGCGGTTCGGGTGCTGCGGGAACTGCGGTGCTCAGAGGCGGCCAAATTATCACTATTATTATGACTAACCCAGGCTCTGGTTACACCAACGCGGCTAACTTAGTCGTGACGGCATCTGGAGGCGGTGGTAGCGGTGCAAAGCTAAAAGGCATTGTTAACAAAGATGCCAACGTTGGAATTGCGTCTTTTAGTGGACGGGTGTGGATTGCAGCCGGCAGAACTATTTATTACAGTGCGGCCAACTCTTATACTGACTTTACAAGCGTATCGGCAGGAAGTTTAGTCTTAACAGACGAAACCTTGCATGGGAACATCCAACAAATTGTTTCTGCTAACAATTTCTTGTATATCTTTGGTGATGACTCAATTAACGTGATATCAAACGTTAATGTAAACACCAACGGTATTACGCTGTTTACAAACACCAACGTGTCGGCATCCGTTGGTTCTAAGCGGCCATACGCCATATTTCCGTATTTCCGTTCTGTGCTGTTTTTAAACGACTACGGAATCTACGCTTTAGTTGGATCGACAACTTCTAAGCTCTCAGATCCACTAGACGGTATATTTCCTAATATTGACTTTACTTACCCAATTTATGCGGGTCAAGTGTTGGTCAATAACATTTTGTGCGCTGCATTTAACTTTAGATATTATGACGCGGTGTTTACGCAGTCGTATCGGTATATACAAGCGGTGTTTTTTGAGAAAAAATGGTTTTTGACTTCTCAAGGCGATAATTTGGCGTACATTACTTCTGTTCCATTAAACGGCAAGATTACGCTTTTTGGCACAGATGGCACAACGTTGTATCAGTTGTATCAAAGCACCAGTTCGGCGATCACTAGTCGTATTCAGACGGCTTTATTGCCAATGGGCGATCCTATTCGCACTAAGCAAGCATTGAAGATGGGTATTGAGGCAACAGCAACCAATACTAGCTCAATCACGATGAGCGCAACAATTGATTCTGAGTCAGGCTCAAGTCCACCGTATACGCTGACAAGCCTGGTGACTTGGATTAATAACAGTTTGCAAGTGATCCCTTGGGTGAACAACTCAAGCGTGCAAATTGGGTGGGGTCAGATTGGTTATGCGCTTTATAAGACTGACGCATCGCAGTATGGAAAATATCTCGGCATTACAGTAACATCATCTAACCCAGCGTTTACTGTAAATGGATTTGAATTTGAACATGAATTAAGAGTGAGGTTCTAAATGACTGTCCCATATACTTTTGCTACGGCAACAACGTCTATTCCGCTATCTCAACTAGATAGTAACTTTGCGACAGCCATCACACTCGGTAACACGGCTGTTTATCTTGGCAATACAACTACATCGTTTGGTAACGTCACGCTAACCAATGCAACAATTTCTAGCGGTAACTTATCATCTGGCGTAACAATTACCAATCCTACAATTACAAATTATGTTGAAACGCTGTACTCGGCTACAGGCAACACAACTGTTGCGCTGACAAACGGCACAATACAAAAGATTACAACGTCTGGTTCAACGACTATTACGCTGCCATCAAGTGTGAGTGGTAAGAGCTTCACAATTATTGTGTCGTATGCGGCTGCTGATACGTTGACATGGGCGGGTGG